AGAAATGATTGTTTCTGGATATAAGGATTCAAGCACCCCACGTCTTTGAATCCCTATATCTGGAAATAATCCAGAAGAAAGGAAAGTGATATTGTGATATCAGACGGATTACAAACAGCCTTGAATGAGATTAGAGAAACACTTGTTCAAGACAACGCTCTATATCAAGAACAAATCCCTCTTGTAAATCACTATACTTCATCACAAGTTTACGGACAAAGCTTACTTGCTTTACCTAGTGACATGAGAAATAAATTCATTCAATCATTAGTAAACAGAATCGCTTACACTAAATTTGTTATGGACTATTTTGAAAACCCATTACAAGAATTAGCTGGAGACGATTTGCCTTTAGGTGCAATCGGACAAGAAATTTATGTAAACCCAGCTAGAGGACGCGTTTACAATATAGACGACTTCGCTGGATTATTAGCAAAGTACGAAAGTGACGTAAAAGCTGAATATTCAGAAATCAATTTCGACGTTCAATATCCAGTAACTATTATAAGAAAGGAATTAGAAAAAGCTTTTGTTTCTTGGGGAGACTTTGAAAGTTTCTTAATGGGAATCGCAACTTCATTATATAATGGAGCATATATTGACGATTACAAATACACAAAGAAATTAATCACAAACGCTTACAGAAACAACGCTGTTCAAATGGAAACATTCAGTTTCTCAAATGCTTCAGCCCCAACAGCTGATGAATTAAAGAGCTTCACAAAGAAATTAAGAGAAACCTTCTTAAATTTCAAGAGTCCATCTACTAGATACAATGCTTGGTCAAAAGTTGGTGGATACGGACGTTCAATCGTTTCTTGGTCTAAACCAGAAGATGTCGTTGTATTCATATCTAATAAATTAGCTAGTGAACTTGACGTTGATGTTTTAGCAAATGCTTTCAATATGAGTAAAGCTGAATTAATGGGTAAAGTTTATTACATTGATAACTTTGACATTTATGATGATGAGGGAGTACGTCAATTTGATGGTTCAAATATCTATGCTTTAATCTGTGACAAGAGATGGTTCAAGATTAGAACAAAAGATATGTTCATGGACGAGTTCTACAATGCTAATAACAGAAGTTGGCAACAATACTTGAATGTTATTAAAGCATTTAATTATTCATTATTTGCAAATGCTTATATGTTAGTAGGAGCAATCCCAACTATAAATATTACAAGTGCAAGTTTCAATGAAACTTCACCAAGTGTTGTTGCTGGTAAAAAGATAACTTTATCATTAACAACTACACCATTCAACGCAACTGACACAATTACTTACACTTCAAGTGCAACTGGAAAAGCAACCGTTACAAAGGTTGATGACAGACACGTTGAAGTTACTGGCGTTGCTGAGGGTTCATCTACAATAACAGCAAAAGTAGGCACTACTACAATTGCAAGTGTTAGCGTTTCAGTAGAAGCAAGTTCTTAATAGAATCCTTATAGGGAGAGGGGAAATCCCTCTTCTTTTATATTATAGAAAGGAGAATTATTATGGTAGTAGCACCAGAAACGGATATAATCCTAATTAAATCACCATTAAAACTTGATAATTATAATCAAATAACTTTTAGCAACGCTGATGAACAATATGCTTATTTCACGAATTTACCTAAACTTTATTATGATGAGTGTACTTACCAAAGAAAAGATGGAGTCATTAGATATAAAACGGGAGAAGATTTACGTTATGAAGATTTATTACAATATAATTATTGTATGTATCGGAACTCTAGTTATTCACTTAAAGTATTCTATGCTTTTATTACTGATGTTAAGTATGTAAATGATGGGTTAAGTGAAGTCACAATTGAAACTGATGTTTTTCAAACATGGCAATTCGACATTCAATACATGAACTCTTTCATTGAACGAGAACACGTATCAAATGACACACCAGGGCTTCATACTATTCCAGAAAATCTTGAACTTGGTGATTATGTCATGAATACTTCAAATAAATGTGATGCTCTTACAATCAACTCAATTTTAGTTGCTTCTACAATTGACTTAACAACCTATGCTTCTGATGGTGGCGATAGATACGGCGGAGTTTATCAAGGTTATAACTTATATAGATTCTCAAATACAGCAAGTGGTGTAGAAGCTTTACAGAATATATTAATGCAAATGAATGTTGACCAAAAGTTAGACGCTATCGTCGGAATTTATTTGTGTAATCCTTTCTTCTATGAAACAGATTCTATGAGTGAAGGTGCAAAAGTAACACCATCATCAACGCCACGTGGATTCACTTGGGGTAGTATTACGGGTGATACGGAAATAACAAAACTTACTACTCTGAACGGATATAACCCCAAAAATGGTAAACTTAAAACTTATCCGTATATGTATTTATTACTTGATAATGGAAATGGTGGTCAAGCAACTTATAAATTTGAATTATTCCAAGACCCAGTAACGCCGAATGTTTGCGGTTTTGATATAACTGGAACACCATCAATGGGCGGTAGCTATTTTGCTTTGCCTACTAACTATGGATTAACTTCTGGTGGTGTCGGTGAAAACTACACCGAAAGACTAGCTGGAGGAAAACTTCCAACTTGTGGATTCCAAAATGATACTTATATCAACTGGCTTACACAAAACGCTGTTTCTCTTACAACTGGCGTAATATCTGACGCTGTTCAAATTGGAACGGGTGCTGGAATGGTTGCTGGTGGTCAAGTTTATGGGGCAAGTAACATTATGTCTGGAATTAGTGGCATACTTAACACAATGTATTCAACCCATGTTCATTCCCTAACACCACCTCAACACGTTGGTAATACACAAACGGGTGATGTAAACTTTGTTATGGGCTTAACAACTTTCACAGCTTATTCTATGAGTATAAAATACGAGTTCGCAAAAACAATTGATGACTATTTTACCATGTATGGTTATAAAGTTAATCGACTAGCAACTCCAAACATTCATAAAAGAAGTAATTGGGATTATATTAAATGTATAGATGTTAATTTAGAGGGAAATATTCCAGAAAAAGATTTGGATAAAATTAGAAGTCTATTCAATAATGGTTGTACTTTTTGGCATACAACTTCTTATTACCTAGACTATTCAAGAACAAATTCTATCCTTTAGAAAGGAGATAATATATGAAAAGAAAAATCGGTAGAAACTATAAATTCGAGGATTCTATGTTAGCAAATGATGCAACCTTTGTTGACTATCTAAACAGATTCAAACGAATTGCTCTTTCCATGTTTGAATGGGTTAATCTTCCATCTTCAATGAATGAAGAGTTCTTGGAAAAGTGCTTATATTATACTGGACAAGCAACTCTTTTAAAAACAGAGAAGTACGGGTTCATTAACACAAAGTCAAGTAAAAGCGGTTACTTGAACATTTACAACAATCCAACGCAATTAAATTGTTTTTCTTATAACTTCCATGAAAATAGAAAGTTATATAGTGGATTGAATCCTTTAGTTGATAAAGAAAAGCAACAAGAAGAATGTTGTATTCTAGTTAAAAATAATTACGATAAATTACCAACAGCTGATTCAATGGAATTGTTCGCATGGCGTCTATATCTTGCTCAAAGAACTTGTGATGTTAATATTTCAAGCCAACGCTTTCCAGTTATGGTTGTCGGTGATGAAAAACAGCGTCTTATGTTAGAAAACTTATATTCTCAATATGACGGAAATCAACCTTTCATATTTGGGAATAAGAACCAATTAAATGATGACTTGTTAAAAGCGGTCAGAACGGACGCACCTTACGTTACGGATAAGATAACGGATTATAAAAAAGAAATCTGGAATGAAGCCCTTACATATTTGGGAATTAATAATATTTCTATTAGTAAAAAAGAACGCCTTACAGAAAACGAATCAAGTGAAAACAATGAACTTGTAAACTTGAACTTACAAGCCATGTTAGTTCCTAGAATGAAAGCTTGTCGTGAGTTCAATGAACTTTTCGGATTTACTGGAACTGATAAAGAAATAAGTGTACGTGTTAGAAGTGACTTGCGAAATATTATCAAGATGGAACAATCTATTGTTTCAGATTATCAAGAAGATGGTAAAGTTGATAAACAAGAAAACATTGATAAAATTAAAGAGGTGATTGATAATGTCTAAATATACAATGGAATTGAGAGAGTTATTCACACCAATAAAATTCAATCCGCCTTTATACACAAAAGAACAAGTTGAGGGATTCTTTAAGGATTATGAATTATCTGATTTCTTAACGGAGGACCAGATTGCTACAATCAATGAAACTGGAATATGGTCAAAAGATAAACTGGCTTCAATGATTGTTAATCATTATTACATGAGAGAAATTGGTCAAGAAACAATCGGCTTATTCAAACATTATGCAAAGGTTACAATGGAAGAGTTGATGGAAGAATATCTTCCCTTGATATATTCGTCAGCAATTCAATATGACCCTCTCGTAAATGTTGACTATACTGAAAGTTTTTCAAGAACAGCAAATGTTGATAATACTGGAAGAAGTGTTTCAGATTCAACTAATAGTTCATCATCTATTGGAATAAATTCAGATACACCACAAGGACAAATTTCAAAAGCAACAATACTTGCTGGAAATTATGCAACCTCAACAGCTGGAACTGAATCTTCATCTACAATTGGAAACGTAACAAATACAACTAGCGGTTCTGATTCAGAAGAAGAATACACTAAACACATAAAAGGAAATAGTGGTGTTTCAGCAACAGCCCAAAAGATGGTCGAACAATATCGTGATAATATTCGTGCTATTAATAGAGAAATTATTGAAAAGTTAGAACCCTTATTCATGGGGTTATATTAGAAAGGAAAGTGATAAAATATGAATGATGAAATAAAAGTTCCAACAATGCAAGTTACACCGCTTAAAAAGATATGCATGACAATTGGAGAACTTCCAACTTCATATCTTGAAACTATGACTTATTATGAAATGCTTGTTTGGTTTACAAATTACCTACGTGATAATATTATTCCCGTAGTTAATAACAATGGTGAGGCAACTCATGAATTACAAGTTTTATTTACTGAATTACAAAGTTATGTTAATAACTACTTTGATAATTTAGATGTTCAAGAT